GCACTGACTCTGTACCGGCTTTAAAGCCATCCATGTAGGCATTTTTATAAATATTTTGCAAGTATACATTTATCTGATTGTGGTCTTTCTTTTTGATGTTCTGATATTCCTTGCGATTTATCACTATATCCTTTTGTATAGCCATTTATTCCTCCTTTGCTTTTATATTGTCCAATTCCCCTGATAGCACTAAAGCTGTCGCTTCAATCACTATGCTCATAAGTAGCATATCCAGTTCACTCCAGTTTATGCCTTTTTTCTGCCCTGCTGTCTTCTGCGTGGTCATTGCTATAAGCTTGTATACATATTCTTTCAACGCCGGCACATTCGCCTTCTGACCTTTAGTCATTAAGAACTGCCACATCATATCTTTTAAGCCGTCTGCAGGATTAGTCATTCCTCTTCTCCTCCATGTACAGCTCATCAAACGCTTTCATATATACTCTTAGATGTTTTTCCAGTACATCTTCTAGCGTCTTAATTGTGCCTTCAGGAATTTTGACGTCGTCAACAATGAGTAAATTTATAACGTTATCTAATTTTACAGCTTTTGACATTTCTTCACGCATTATATCCTGCAACTCTTCTTTTCTCTTATCTTCCATCTTCTTAACCCTTTTTCACCTCTGAGCTAAATCTTCAAATGCTTTTATATACTTGTCTCTTATCATCTTGAGTGCTTCAACTATGTCGCTGCGAACATCGTCTTCATCGTAACATCTACCGATTTCAAATTTTGCATCTATAACTCCTGAAATATCACAATCCCTCACGCATATAATGCAACTGCGCCTGCGCTCTATCAGTTCTATAACCTTTTGTAGTTCTTCGGCCTTTGATATGATTTCATATTTCTTTTTTTGCATTTTGATAAGTTCTTTTAATTTTTCTTCCACTTACTCATACCTCCTTCCACTCTGCTTATGTACAAGCTTGACCCCGCTGCTAAGCTTAAACCCCGCAAGTTCAACGATATATTTGATATGCTGCACAAGCTTGTCATGTTCGGCCTGCTCCTTCATTTTTCTTTTCTTTGCTTCTTCTATCGCCATAATTGCCTTGTAAGCTGTACTGTCCTCGTAGCCTTCTGTATTATAAAAATCGTTACTCATTTGCCTCCTTTTCCACCTCCGTCAACATTTCCTGTATCTCTTTTACATATTCCAGCGCCTCGGCATTTCTCTGCTCTAGTCTTTTATAAATTACGTCTATAGCCGCTTTTACTATCTCATCAAAGTCGGAGGTGTACAAATTCGGACAAAGCTCTCCGCCTCTCCATCCTCCAGCACTGAAAGTGACGTAAATATCTGTTTCTTTCATCCATTTTTTTAATGCTTCTATGTCTCCATAGCCTTTTTTAATCTGATCTAATTCAAAACTAATTTTACTAAGTAACTCCCAAATTTTTTTGGCCTTCTCTTTTCCCATCTTTCACCTCTCTAAAATATTGTATTTAATACTTTTTGTGTATTTATATGCACTTTCCTTTTATTTCTCCACTCGCTCCAAGCTCAAATATTTCTATTCCCATCTCTTCAGCAAGACTTTTTTCCATGCATGCACCCTTCGACTGCTGCCAGCCTTCAAGCATTACCATCTTGTCCGCCATTCCGACTAGAGCAAAGCAAAGAGTCATATACTCTTCATGACTACCGTTCGGCAACATATTGCCCATCCACATCGGATTTATTACTTCGTCATTTTTGAAAATATCCCTCACTTGATTTTCTGCCTTCAGAAAATTCAAGTGATAATTTTCAACGCCCGTAATCGGTCCTGATAGATATATTCGCATTGTTACTCCTTTTCTGAAAAATCAAACTCCATCTGTCCTTCTATCGTCTTGTCTTCAATCCACCATTTGAAGACAGACTCGGCATCTTTCCACATGCCGGTTGTGTCATCTTTTCCTTCTTTTTTTCTGACCTCAAGCATTTTTTCAAAAGCTTTTATATATCGCTTTTTATAGGATGGAAATGTAATCATGTCTCTTTGTTTTTCACTTTTTTTTGCAAAAGGACATAAGATACAACCTACTCTGCTGTACCCCATATCGTACAGCTCGTTGTATTCAATATTGTTTTCATGTATGTACCCCCAGATTTCAGAATCAGTCCATTCGTATATCGGATTTACAAGTATTGTTTTATGTTTTCTTGCCGTTGTGACAAGCATACAATCCCATACTTCGTTTTGCGTTTTAGCATCTTTAAAAACCTCTTCGGTATGTTCTAAGCTAAAGTGCTTTGAGTCCGCAAGTCTCTTTCCGATTGTCGAAAATACATTTCTATTTTGCCTTTTTCTTGACTCTGCAGCCCTTACCCCCAAGGCCACAACTCTGTTTTTTTCTGTACCCTCTTTGAAAACTCTGCAGCAGTATCGTACAAGTCTTGTCGGCGGTATGCCCTTTTCTGCTATCAAGCTAAACATGTTTATCGGCTTGCCTTTGTAAACCGGCATTTTCTTATATGCTCTTATGCCTTTTTCTTTCAGCTCCGCAAAAACTTTACTTACATGTCGATTTGTCTGCGGTGCGTCCACAGTTGTAATACTGTGCGATACTTCAAAGTTTATGCCCGATTTTATCGCCAGATCCAGTAGGACGTCGCTATCTTTTCCGCCGCTATATGTGACGACTACAGGCTTATCGTAAAAGTCCCTTGCTATCTTTTCAGCCGTCTTGAATGCCTCGATAGCTTTGCTTATTTTCTCTTCGTTCACATTTCTCCCTTCGTAATTCGCTTCATATACCCCTGATTTTAGCCACAGTATGCCTAGAAGGCATTTTTATTGCCTTAGTGATACTTTTATCCACTACGCTATGAAAACGCCATATAACGCATTTTGTAGTGCCATTTAATTTTATGATATTGAATTTTATTATTAAACTAGTCGAAATCGACCGGTTTAACACTTAAAGTTCTTTGAGTAGCACCTCAACCCTTGCCGTCTCTGCGTAAAGCTTTTGCACAATAAGCAAACATACTTGCGCATCATCGTCATAGGCTACGCCGTTAAGCGCATCTAAGATACTTTTAGCTAAATTATCGCTATCAATTTTCTTGATATAGCTTATCTGACCTTTGAGCATCTGCTCCCTTTGCTTCTTGCTTATCGACCGTGGAGGCTCAAAGTAGCCGTATATGGTCGCACTAATAGCACCCTTAAGCTTTTGCTTGCTTGCTTTCCTGTAAGATATCCTGACAAGGTTCTCATAGTCTGCAGTCTTTTGCGGTGTATATGTCCTTACTGCTGTGCCTTGCCTTGAAAATCGCGGTCTTTGCTTGCCTACAGGCTTGCCTGGTACAGTGAAGGCTATATATCTTTTATCATCCACTTGCTACTCCTTTCAGCTGCTCCATAAACGCCTTTCGCATATCTGCATCTATGTCGTCATTTCTTTGCTCAAAGTTATTGAATTTTGTACCTGCAGGCTTTGTAGCAGGCGCACTTGCAGGCTTGTACTTATCCTGTTCTCTTGATAACCACGCGTTTACAAAGCGTTTCATGCCCGCTTTTGTTTTTCTCTTCGTAGGATTAGCGTCTGACCATCCCACCATCTTTCGCATCTCTTGCGTGATGTCTACCGACGGGTATAAGCTCTTGTACAAGTCTATATCTGCTTGAAAGAAGGGATAACCTTCTCCCGTGTTGGTGGGTATCTCAAATATTGCCTGCTCTTTTTCATCTGTCGCCTGCTTTTCTTTTTTTGGCTCCGCGCAAACATCTACGACAGTAGATGTATATTCTATTTCTTCTTCTACTTCTACTTCAGGCGGTGGGTCACCGTGGGTCACCGTGGTCAACCGTGGGTCACCGTGGGTCACCGTGGAATTGTCAAGACTATCACAATCTTCTGAACTTGGAGGCTCCGGATACAGCGACCTTTTTGCTTGTATCCTTTGATGCTTTTCCCAGCTTGGAAAATAAAAATACATCTCTTCGCCAACTCTATAGATTTTCACTAAGCCTTCATTTTGTAGCTCTTTAAAGCCTGCACTGATACTTTTAGCCGTCACATCCTTGCGTCTTGGAAAGCAAAAACCCTTTACCAAATCAGGATCCGCGCTACCTCTTCCGTAATCGTCTACATAAGTGAGTAGATATGTCCAAAGTCTAAACTGGAAATCAGTCAATCTATTTATTTGTAAATCTGTCCTTATGGTCTCTTTTATCATCCTATTGCCCATATCTTCTCCTTTACCATCAAAGAGATAAGCCATGCAGCGCTTTTAAGTTGTGACACATATAACCAAATTAGAAGTATTTAAAGCTTTAAGATTTTGTGGTCAAGTTCTATACAGCTGGCATATCGGGAATGTACCGGACGGTCATCCGTCTGCTTTCTATCGTGCTACGCACCTGCAGAGGTTGGCCAACACGGCAAGCCCCTACGACCCAGTCGCATTACTGTGATACCTTAAATAATTAAGCGTAAATATTTTTTTATTTTAGTTTCGCACCGTGGCTTTATCTCTATGATTTTTTCTTAGTCTTGATTACTAAAAAGCGCATCGCCTATGCTGTCGTCTCCGCCCTCTTCTTTCATCTCCTCCTGCTTTGTATCCGCTTTCTTTTCTGTATCTTCTTTCTTCTCTGTAGCCTCACTGTCGACTACTTTATCGCTGTTATTTTCTGCATAATTATTCACATCTTCTTCAGTCTCTACATATGATTTACTACCATCCGAATTTATCACGGCCATATCTGAGTCTATAGCGGTTACTAAATCTATGCTCATAATACCCCACTTACTTATCAGCTGTCTGAGCATTGTCTTGTAGGCCATGCCGTCGAAATCTTTCGACCAGAAAGTATACTGATTGCCCTTCCTCTTGTCCGCTGCATATCCGGCAGAGTACTTTATCGCATGAGCCTCCATCTTTGCCTTGCTCCAGTACATCGCCTTTTTAAATCCGTTCGTGTACTCAAACATCGCATAGTAGCCGATAGTCGGCGCTTTTTCTCTTTCCTCTTCATCGTCTATGAGATTAACCTCTATCTCCTCATTAAGCGGATCGTATCGAACGAGCTCACCTTCTTTTATCGCAAGCACATTGATTTTTTTATACTGCCCTGACCTTATCGCAAGTTGCAAGTATCCTTTGTACCCAAGAACAAACTGAGCAAGTGTCGTGCCCTTGTTTTTATCCTTAAAGGGTACTAAATAGTACTGGCCAAGCTGTGGGCTTGGTGAAAGATTAAGGCTTTCGCCCAGTAATGCCCCCGATAGAATTGAAGAGTTCGTACACTCCTGCAGCATAGTATTATTATTTACCGCCGACACTATCGAACTTATAAAGCGTGTACCGTTCTTGCTTCCCACAACCTTGTTTATCTGCTCCTTGACTGCATCCGCTGTCAGGTACGCTGTGAAGCCTGTCGCTTTCTTCTTTGCTACTAAACTGTTTTGTACTGCCATTTTTTAAATCCTCCTGATTTTGATATTTTTTAATTTAAACCAAGCCCCCAGCGCCCTTGCTTCGGTGCTGGTCAGGTAAGCTTCAAATCTTACCCATGCTCTTTTTTGCCCCGTCTTTTCTAAGTAGAGGTCTGTATTCGTCTTATAGGGATTCAATCCCACGATTGCGGCGGCGTCTGAACCGCCGATTCTGCTTCTATGCTTCAGCCATTCTCCACGACTGGCCAATATCTTTCTTTCTATCATCTTTAAGCCTTTAATATCATGCTTGCGACCTGATCTGCTGTGAAGTCCAGCGTGGCCGCTATCGCTCGCAACTCAAATACTGTCATGTCAGCCGGGTGGTCTCTTTTATGTGCCACCGTCTTTTCACATTTGCCGATAAGGCTTGCAATATTTTTTGTCTTTAAACCTTTAAGCTCAAGGCCTGCCATGTATGCGGCCTTAAATTGCCTATCCATCATCTCCGTTCTTGACGGCGCTAATCTCGGCATTTTTCTTTTCCTCCTTATGTTTTTTTATGACCTGTATGGCCTTCTTTATTTCGGCCACATCTCTGTCATTTCCTTCTTTTTTCTTTTCTTCAAGCAAATTATTGAAAAAATCTATCATCCATTGATGCTTATAAGTCATTTGATAAGCATCTTTGCAAGTATCAGAATGAAGACCGCATCGGCCACAAAAAGCCCCGCGAAGGCTAAATGCATTCTGTTTTTAAGTGCACGCAACTCCACTCGCTGACTAGACTCAGCGTCATATACAAGTCTATATTTGCGCTCTAAATCCTTGATATACATTTTTTGTTTAAAAGCTTCACCCTCTAAGCTCTTCAACGCCTTCTCTTTCTCTTCCTCCGCCGTGCCCCTTGTCAGCGTAGGAATTACAACGCCTTTTATCATCCTTCTTTCTGTACTCTCTCTTTGTACCTGCTCCATGTTTCCTCCTTACTTACACAAAAATTTATTTGTAAAATATATCTGTCCTTTTCCTGTCACTTTGGTCGTCTTAGTGACCACTGTGACACCTTCAGCATTTATATAGCTGCTTTCCTTTATCTCAAATAGACCCTGCTCCATGCTCCTCTGAGTCGGCATGTTTTTACTGCTGCCTGACTTCATCAAAAAGCCTTGCTCTCTAAGCCAATCAAAAAGTCGCTTTTGGCCAATATCTATGCCGTTTTGCTTTATAAGCTTTGCAAGCTCGCCGACCAGTATTGATGTGTGGCTTGCACTTACCGCATCGGCAAATAGTGCCTTTGGCTTCATCTCTTCGGCTTTAATTTTCAAAGTGCTAAGCTCCTGCTCTGCTATGCGCAAAGCTCTTGCCATGATCTTCTCAGGATTGTTGTATTCCTTTTCAATCTGTATGAAATATTGTCTTGCAAGCTTGCCCCTCTCGGTACGCTGTAACATGCAGATTTCTTTTGCCATGTCCATTTTTATAATGTGGTCGACTGCCGGGCGCCCTCCTGTACTTTCGCTCAAAAATGAGCTAAAGTCCTGACCCTCAACAAACCCATATTCGCACATGCGTGGGAACCAATCCTTATAGGCTGTAGCCACTTCCAGTATTTTATGAAGCTCCCTGCCACTTACTACCGGCTCTAAATTTTCATTTGTATTTACTTTTATTAACTCTTCCATATCTCCCCCTTTATTCGATTATCAAATCATCATATAAATCTTCTTTAGCCCCTGTTAATATGCGTTCTAGCAACTTATATGGTATTTTGTATTTTCTAATCACTTCCTTAACCTCTATAGTACAAGCCTCTACAGCCTCGTATCCATTTTCTTTGAATGTCATAAATTCCTCCTTATTTAACTGAACTCTCACGCTTGAGAGCATTAATCGCAATATTTAACGCTTCAACATCATCCGACCATGCAGAACCCTCATTAATAAATCCTTCGCAATGCGCCCTTAAACCCTCTAACTGTGCTATTGCTTCCTCTCTAGTCATTTCCCCTCCTTAACTTGCCTTTTCTTCTTCCTTATCTTCCGCAATCACCCTTGCCATCTCCATGCCCTCGGCAAGGCCTAACAAGTATTCTTGCTTTTCCTGACTAAGCTTTGGCAGCGTTGCTTTTAAGATTGCCACAATCTTTTTAGTATCTTTTTTTGTCATTTCTTACTCCTTTCTATGCGTCCCTTAATGGGAAGGGGCTAAGCCCCTGTTTTTAAATTTCAGATATTGCATGTATACCCCAATCCGACCCGTAAACTGATTCGTAATCGTTATGGTATATGCATATTTTCTTTCTGTATGTCTTACCTGCTTCAAGGTATCCGTTCCCTTTTTTTACAAATAGTTGTACCGTTTTCTCTGTTCTGCTTATTACCTCAAATTGTGCTTTTATGAAATCTGTGTAAGTTTTTCCTACTTCAAATTTTTTCATTTTTGTTCTCCTTTGTGTTTCCTTATTGCTTATGTAAACATTATAATTCCGTAATGCAACTTTGTCAATGCCTTTTTGTTTCGTTTGTAAACTTTTTTCTTGACTTTTTCTTTTCATCCTTATATACTAAGAGCATAAAGAAAAGCACTTTCTAAAGGAAAGGAGGGCTATGAAGGAAAGAATTAAAGAACTGCGCAAAACGCTTGGACTAACTCTTGAGTCATTCGGAGATAAAGTTGGAGTAGGGAAGTCAACGATTTCGAGAATCGAAAACGGAACGAACGGACTTACTGAACAAATGATTTTATCTATATGTAGAGAATTCAATGTCAATGAGGAGTGGCTTAGATCCGGCACAGGCGAGATGTTCAAAGATATGACTTTAGATGAAGAAATTATCAGTTTTATCGGCGACATTCAGTGGGATGCGTCTAATACATTTAAAAAAAGGTTTGTGTCTGCCATCGCAAAATTAAACGATGAAGAATGGAAGGTCTTAGAAAAGATTATTACCGTTTGTGCGAATGAAGTAGAAGAAAAAGAGCAATAAAAAAGACCGACATCAGTCAGCCTTAAGCAGATTTTTGACATATAAGAGTATCAACCTTAATTGTCTATGATTTGCACGCAAGAGCAATCTGCAGAGCTCTTTAAACACTTCCTTATCAGACATTTTCCCCTCCTGTTACCCTGCACAACTAAAATAGCGATGTAATAAATATATCGAATGTTTGTTCGATTGTCAAGGTGGGAGGAGTAGGATTTTATAAAATTTTTAGGAGGAACATATGAAAAAAGAATTGATAGCCGTCGCTATGGCCATGGCGCTTACAGGATGTGGCGGAGCTGCATCAACTGAGAGTACTACAAATAGTACTGAAACTACAGTGGAGTCTACAACTGCAGCAGCTGCTGAAAGCGTATCCACTGAGGACTTAGTCGCTAAAGTACAAGAAATGCTGCCCGACTATATGACACCCGGCACATCTGTAAAAAGCGTAGAAATGAAGGATAAGGACTTGTATATCAGCGTGGATCTGAGCAAGTACGACGGTCAATTCCCACTTGACGCGGTGGCAGAGACTTCTGTATCTGAGATTACAGACCCTATACTTTCTTTAGATGAAAGTTACTATAATTTGTGGGATACTGTGACACTTGACTTTGGAGAGCAAGGTCACGCAACATTTGATAAGTCTATGATAAAAGACGACGGAGCAGGCAAGTACTTCAAATATGAAGGAAACATCTTGCAAAAATAAGCTATTTCAAAAAATGAAAAATTTCAACTACCGAGGTTTTTTCGGTAGTTCAAAATAAAAAAGAACCCCCGTACGCCAATACGGAGGCTCTCAAGGATTAGCCACTTGCGTGGCCGCGCCTAATTTAAATCAAATGCTTTGATATTCGCAGATAAATATCAGCTACTATTATACCATTTAGGCAGGCATCTCGCAAGAGGTGTTATTTTTATACTCAAAAGGAGGTCTAAATGGCTACAGCAAAGAAACTGCCGTCAGGTAGCTACAGATGTCAGATATATGACTATACGGACGACAAGGGGAAAAAGCATTATAAATCCTTCACAGCAAAGACGAAAAAGGAAGCAGAGCACATGGCCACGGCCTACAAGCTTGATAATGTAGACACCTCTAAGAATTCAGACATAAAGCTTGAAGATGCAATGTGCAATTATTGCGCGATGAAGTCTAACATCTTATCGCCTACTACTTTAGTAAATTATAAAAGGCTTATATATAACGCCTTTGAAGGCTACTTACGACTTCCTTTAAGTAAATTTACGCCCGATCTGATACAGCGGTGGGTAAATTCTTATGCTGTCGGTAGAAGTCCAAAGACGGTAAAAAACGCTTATGGCTTCTTATATGCAGTCCTAAAGGCATATTATCCGAATATGCATATAAATGTAAGCTTGCCACAGCGGATAAAACCTCGGCTATATGTGCCTACAGATGCAGACATAAAAGCTATTCTTGAGTACTGTAAAGAAAAAGATAGAGATATGCTCATAGCTGTATACCTTGCCGCTTTTGGCACCCTTAGACGGTCTGAAGTATGCGCCCTTACTGCAGAGGATGTGGAGGGCAGTATTATACATATAACTAAGGCTTTAGTGTATACAGAGGATAAGGACTGGACTGTAAAGACTACAAAGACAACATCAAGCACGCGTGATATAGATATGCCTGACTACATAATTAAAGAGTTGCCCACAGAGGGCAAACTTGTGGATCTGAACCCTAATCAGATTACACATCGCTTTGCAAAGATATTAAAAACTTTAGAGATACAATCTTTCAGATTTCACGACTTAAGGCATTACGCGGCAAGCATGATGCATGCTATAGGCGTGCCGGATGTGTATATCATGCAGCGTGGCGGCTGGGCGTCGGACGGTACTTTGAAAAATATTTATCGTGGAGTTATGGACGACTATAACGAAAGATTTACAAGTAAAGTTATGGAGCATATTAAAAATATATCACACGAAATATCACACAAATAAAAAGAACCCTTGATTTATCAAGGGTTTTAGTAAAGCGCGAGACGGGACTCGAACCCG